CTAGGAAGATGTACGTTTGATTCTGTCAACAATTGCCTAATAGATGCAAATCTATAAGCCGCTGGACCATAAATGAAATTATGAAATCCAATTAAATCGTATAATTTAGGGGTGGTTAACCCTAGAGATTTTAATCTCTCATTAACTAGGTTTTCTCCTAAACCTAAAGAGTTACTTATTACCTTTAACTCATTATGATAGAAGGTTCTATCATTGAGTTGTATGAAGGTAGAGTATAATATCTTAATTACCTTATGGGCATCCTTAATCTTACGATTATGGAGGTCCAGGGTTAAAGCCATACAATCTTGAATCTTAACAGATTCAAAGAGAGTATAGAGGTCGGAAAATCAATTTATACAAAATTGGGAACTAGGTAAAACCTGGTTCACAAGGAGTAGATTGACCACCTGACCTTCTAAAATTTGTTTTAAACTTATCTTAGACAGATGTCTAAAGACAAAGTAAAATCCAAATATAGACTGAAGATATTCCTTCTTTCTATTGTCTTTATTACTAAAGATGATATTAAGAAGGCTCTCTAAATTAGGGGAGCTCTGAATCTTATCATTAGTGATCCGATCAATAAGGTAACTTATGAACTGGAAGGAAGACACAAGTGTTTTACTTCTAGTCATAAGTTTGATAGGTAAAGGTGAAATATCTCCTTGATTAGTAAATAGTTTTCTTGCGAATTCTATACCATCAAGAGGACTTGGAGAAACTCTCTTAGTCCATGAGATATTGACACCTATACCTGTCATAATTATGACATAATTATCAGCTACATCCTTACCCTTGATGACTACATCGTCACCAAGGACTAGGTAATCAGAAAAATTCTGTTTACCTAGTTTGGCAGCTGCTAAACGCACCACAAGGTGGTTTGTTAAAGCTATAGCTGGCCAAGAGGAATATAAGCCTATACCTTGACCTACAGAGTAAAAGACTGTCTTATTAATAGACTTTCCTTTACTACTATAGTTAATGTCAAAAGGGTATTTGCTTATAATATCGGCCCAGAGAATCCCTAGGCTAATTTGCCCTGTCAACTTTGACAGGATAAAAGCTTGAAGATTTACTGGTAACCGATCTGTAGCTGCAGTTATATCTAAAGATCATAAGTCACGATTATCATGATTGATTGCTCAATCTTGATACCGTATTTTCGATAAAGATTGATTGTAAGTACAATCATTCTTATCGAGAGAACGGATGTAGAACATAAGTATCTCATGTAATGGGCGTAAGAAACCCATGAAAATGATATTACCAAGTGCTACATATCGTTTCTTTCCACCAGAATCATCAAAGTGTGCAATCCGACCTAAGACAAAAGTCTTAGGAAGGGAAGATGCCTTTGAAAATAACTCCCGTATACCTAAGAAAGAGTTCCGGTCATCAAAACCAGAACTTAATCCTATAGTATATGGGGCTACTCAGGGTATCTTACGATATTCCTCAAGTAGTATTATTCTTTTCTCTTGTAATCAAGGAGAAGAATAATAAGTTATAAATTCTGCGAAGAGAGAGTGAAGACCCCGACCATGAGGGTTACTACTCTGGTATTGTAAACCTTTGTTTGCAACTCCAGAGAAAGTATCTCTGTTGGGGAACTTCTCAGACTTACGA